TGACTCAGCAGCTAATACAGTTGCAATTACTGGGTCTATTACTTCCACTGCCAATATAACTGCATCTAGTGGAACTGTAACCGCATCCTCATTCTCTGGTGCTGGTACTGGATTGACCGGTACTGCTTCTAGTTTAACTGCTGGTTTGGCCACAAATATCGTAGGCGGTGCTGCTAATCGAATACCTTATCAAACTGGTACTAATACTACTGGATTTATTACCGCTCCAACACAAAATAATACTTTCTTAAATTATACCACTGGTGCTGGATTTAGTTGGCAGTTAGCAAATGGTGCATCAGTTGGTAGTGCTAACGTATCAACTTATCAAACAGTTACTAATGCAACTACAGGAACATATTATCCATCATTATATAATGCAACTTCTGGTGATCTTGCATCCTATGCTAATAATGCATTAAGTTTTAATGTCACTAGTGGTGGTTTTGGAATCGGAACAACTTCTCCCGGTACTTGGGGTAAATTTGCTGTAGTAGGAGCAAACTCTGGTGGTACTATAGTTGCAGCAATTGTAAACACTTCAAGTACAGCAAACACACAAAGTGTACTATCTTTTGATACTACCAATAATGGGTTTAATGTTAGAGATAGTCAAATACGAGCAACTAATAATGGTTCCAATCAAACCACATTAGAATTTTTTACATCAAATGCTGGAACCCCAACAGAAAAGGTTCGTATCAACCATCTTGGTAATCTTGGTATCGGAACAAGTTCACCTGCATATAAACTAGATGTTGCGGGAACAGCCAATACCGGAGCATTAACAGTTAGTTCATTAAATATTACTGGTCCTTCTGCAAACCAAATATTTTATGAAGGTACATCTGGTGTTGCTAGTTTTATTGCCGCTCCAACACAAAATAATACATTCCTAAATTATCAAACTGGTACAGGATTCAGTTGGCAGTTAGCGAATAGTGCCTCTGTTGGTAGTGCTAATGTATCAACATACCAAACAGTAACTAATGCAACTACAGGTACTTATTATCCTGCTCTTTATGATGGTACTTCTGGTGATAGACAAGTAAATGCCAATAGTGCATTTGTATTTAATGCATCTACTGGACAAATGGGTATTGGTGGAACACCAAGCGGCAGTGTAGGAAGGTTGATAGTATCAGAAAGTATTACTCCATTAGGTGCAAATACCGGAGATTATATACCAATTTCCACAGAGTTACATTCTGCTGGTTCAAATGCTGTATATAATACCAGATGGAGATTAAGAAAAGCCAATACATCTACTAGTTGGACAACTCAAGCATTACATGATGGTGTTTGGATTGATGTTTCATACACTATTCCTGGTTCAACAACAAGAACTTGGTGGGAAAGATATCCCAACCAAGGTTCTCAGAGTTGGGGGGATGGTGCAACTACAGGAATGACATTAAGTAGTGCTGGTGCATTAACTACCACCAGTTCAGTAACAGCTTCTTCATTCTCTGGTGCTGGTACTGGTTTAACTGGTACTGCTTCTAGTTTAAATATTGGTGGAAATGCTAATAATTCTCGTTCTGTTGGTGGGTGGGATGGAACAACATACAGAACACCCGGCTTTGTAATGGGAACTTCTGGAGGTAGAACTGTTAATTTAACTCCAAATACTTATAGTTATGGGTTAACGACAGAATTTAAAAGTTCTTCTACTTTTAGTTCAACTGGCAATTATAGTGGGTTAATAACATATGCTCCGTGGGATAGTACAACTGCATCTACCGGAGACCCAAGTTATCAATTATTATTCTCACCATCTGCTGTAAATTCCACAACAAATCCTGTATTAAAATTAAGAGCCGGTATTGATACTACATGGGGTTCTTGGAATACCATTTTACATAGTGGTAACTACACTAATTATGCATTACCTTCTTCGGGTGGTACATTTTCTGGTAGTGTTGTTATTAACGGTGACTTAAATGTATCAGGTAACACAACTTTCGCTGGTAATACTTCATATATCAATGTAACTCACTTAGAAATTAGTGACCCGATTATTTACTTGGGTGCTAATAACTATAGTTCAGACCTAGTTTCTATTGGTTTTGTTGGTAATTATTTCAATGGAGCAAACAACCTCCATACTGGTTTATTCAGAGCAAATGCATCTAATAATTATTACCTATTTACAGGTGTACGCGATGAATTAGATAATGTAAATGTTATTAGTACCTCTGCTAATGGGTTTATGTTGGCAACATTAAATGCCAATATTAGTGGTCCTTCGATTACCGCAACTGGCCAGTTCTCTGGTCCTGGTACTGGTTTAACTGGTACAGCTTCTAGTTTAACTGTAGGTCTCGCTAATGATATCACTGGTGGGTCTGCAAACCAAATACTATATCAGACCGGTACTAGTGTAACCAGTTATATCTCTGCACCAAGTACTAATAATACATTCCTAAATTATCAAACTGGTGCTGGATTCAGTTGGCAGGCAGCCAATAGTACAACAGTTGGTAATGCTAACGTATCAACTTATCAAACAGTTACTAATGCAACCACTGGTACATATTATCCTGCTCTTTATAACGGCACTTCTGGTGATAGACAAGTAAATGCCAATAATGCATTAAGTTTTAATGCAGCCACTGGAAATTTAGGTATTGGTACTGCTTCTCCTGGTGCTGCAAAAATAACACTAGTAACAACCGGAACTAGAGTGATATATGGTGTATCATCAGCAACCCCAAGTCCAGCGAGTCAAGACGCACAAGAACTAATACAGTTTACAAACGATACTGCGATTTCTGGTTTAACTTTTTCTGCGGGTGATAGTAGATTATATACAATTGGTGTAGACACAGATAATTCGATTTTTACTCGCGCTTCATCATTATCATTGCAGGGTATCAATTCTATAAATTTAAAAACCGCAGGAGGATCAAGTAGATTATATATCAATACTTCTGGTAATATTGGCATCGGAACTACTTCACCTGCATATAAACTAGATGTTGCAGGAACAGCTAATACTGGTGCGTTAACAACAACATCAATTTCTAGTGCAACATTATTACTCGATTCTCTATATCTTCTTGATGCTAATACATTTACTACATCCAGTACAGCACAAGTATCGGTAGACTCTTTTGCATCCGCCACATATAGAAGTGCTAAGTATCAAGCACAAATAACATCAGGTTCTAGTTATCATGTAATAGAGTTATTATTAGTACATAATGGGACTACTGTATACCTTTCTCAATATGGTGAAATATTTACAGGTGTATCGTTAGGTACATTCGATGCAACTATTACTACTGGAACATTAAATTTATTATTTACTCCAACAAATGCTATAACTACCATAAAGGTAGCTAAAAATTTAATAACTGTGTAAACGATGGCCAATAATTATATTTTTGTAATTCGTAATGGTCTGGAAGTCGGCAACACCACCAATAATACAAAAGTTATTGATGCGGGCGGTAATTGGGTTGGTCCCACTACAAATCTAATAGGTAATCAAGGAGCACAAGGTGTCGCAGGAACACAAGGTGCATCAGGAATTCAAGGTGCATCAGGAATTCAAGGATCAGTTGGTGCTCAAGGTATACAAGGAGCACAAGGAGCATCAGGCGTACAAGGCGCACAAGGTGTACAGGGAACTAATGGTTCACAGGGTTCAATTGGCGCTCAAGGTGCTCAAGGTGCTCAAGGACCACAAGGTGTACAAGGTGCTGCGGGTGCTCAGGGTGTTGCAGGTGCTCAGGGTGTTGCAGGTGTTCAAGGATCACAAGGACCATCGGGTGTACAAGGACCACAAGGTTCAGCAGGCGCACAAGGGACTATTGGCGCAACTGGTGTTGCAGGTGTTCAAGGTACTGCTGGAGCACAGGGTGTACAGGGTCCACAAGGTGTACAAGGACCACAAGGTGCTCAAGGTGCTCAAGGTCCACAAGGTGTCGCAGGAGCACAAGGTGTTCAAGGTTCACCAGGAGCACAGGGTTCTACCGGTGTTGTGGGAGCACAAGGAGTACAAGGCGCAGCAGGAGCACAAGGAGTACAAGGCGCACAAGGTTCCCCTGGCGCACAAGGTGTCGCAGGAGCACAAGGTATACAGGGTTTAGTTGGTGCTCAAGGTATACAAGGTCCACAAGGGAGACAAGGTGTTATTGGATCACAAGGTGCAACCGGAGCACAAGGTACGGCTGGAGCACAAGGTACGGCTGGTGCTCAGGGGCGACAAGGTGTTCAAGGTGTACAAGGACCAGCTGGTGTTCAAGGTCCACAAGGTACAGTAGGCGCACAAGGTGTTGCTGGAGCGCAAGGTACTGCTGGTGCTCAGGGGCGACAAGGTGCTCAAGGCGCTCAGGGTAACATTGGAACACAAGGACCAGCTGGTGTTGCAGGTTCGCAGGGTGTCGCTGGAGCACAAGGTGCTCAAGGGGTGCAAGGACCACAAGGTGTACAAGGTATTGCTGGTGTTTCTGGTGTCGTTGGTGTTCAAGGTTCTGTTGGAGCACAAGGTGTCGCCGGTGTTCAAGGTCCACAAGGTGTACAAGGCGCTGCTGGCGCACAAGGCGCACAGGGTTCAGTTGGTGCTCAAGGTGTTCCCGGAGCACAAGGCGCACAAGGTAGACAAGGACCGCAGGGTTCTCAAGGGGCTCAAGGTCCACAAGGTGTTGGAGCACAAGGAGTTGCAGGTGTACAAGGACGACAAGGTGTACAAGGTGTTGTTGGTGCTCAAGGCGCTCAGGGAGCTCAAGGGTCTGCCGGTCTTGTTGGAGCACAAGGAACGGCTGGAGCAGTTGGTGTTCAAGGTTCTGCTGGCGCTCAAGGTGTTCAGGGGTCTGCTGGTGTTGCTGGTGTTCAAGGACGACAAGGTGTACAAGGTGTTGCGGGTCCACAAGGTGTACAAGGTGCAGCTGGCGCACAAGGTGTTGCGGGAGTTCAAGGCACTGCATCTTCTACTGGCGTACAAGGTCCACCAGGTAGACAAGGTATACAAGGACCACAAGGTGCGGCAGGCGCACAAGGAGCAGCATCAACAAATTCTACACCTAACGTTATTACTTTAGGTGTAAATGCCGCAACAGGAGCACAAGGAGAAATAAGAGCATCTGGTACTATAACTGCATATTATTCTGACAGAAGGTTAAAAAAGAATATTCGAGTTATAGATAATTGTTTGGAAAAAGTTCTGAATATAACTGGAATATATTTTACTCAAAATAGGTTTGCGGAGAAATTTGGTTATAAAAATTATGATAGACAAATAGGTGTTATAGCACAACAAATACAACAGTTTGCACCAGAAATAACAAAACCTGCTCCATTTGATTTAGATGAAAATGGTAATAGTATTTCGGGACAAAACTATCTCACCGTACAATATGAAATTTTAGTTCCTATTCTTATACAAGCAATAAAAGAACAACAAATTGAAATTAAAAAATTAATGGACGATTTAAAAGAGATTTAACAAATGGCCACAAGTAATAATTTCATTATAAAAACTGGTCTTACTGTTGGTTCAAACAATGTTATTGCTGCAAATGGTGTTTGGATAGGTTTACCTTTTAATATCAAAGGAGCACAAGGATCACAAGGTGTTCAAGGGGCTTCTGGTGTACAGGGAAGTGTAGGATCACAAGGCGCACAAGGGTCTGTTGGGGTTCAAGGTAGACAAGGGTCAGCGGGAGCACAAGGTTCTGTTGGTGCTCAAGGCGTTCAGGGTGCAGCTGGTTCTCAAGGTACTGCTGGCGCACAAGGTGTTGCTGGTGTTTCTGGTGCTCAAGGCGTTCAGGGTGTTATTGGAGCACAAGGTGTACAAGGATCACAGGGACCACAAGGGTCACAAGGTGTTGCTGGCGCACAAGGTGTTCAAGGAGCTACTGGTGTTGCGGGAGTTCAAGGTGTAGTTGGGGCTCAAGGTAGACAGGGTGTGCAGGGTACATCGGGTTCTCAAGGTTCTGCTGGAGCGCAAGGTGTACAAGGATCAGCAGGAACTACTGGTGTTGCTGGAGCACAAGGTGTTGCAGGTGTTCAAGGACCACAAGGAACACAAGGTGCTTCTGGTTCACAGGGGTCGCAGGGTGTACAAGGAGCACAAGGTGTCGCCGGTGTTCAAGGTCCAGCTGGCGTTCAAGGTGTCACCGGCGTTCAAGGTACTGCTGGTTCTCAAGGTACACAAGGTGTTCAAGGATCACAAGGACCGGCGGGTGTTCAAGGACCACAAGGTGTTCAAGGACCACAAGGTGTGGCAGGCGTTCAAGGTACTGCTGGAACTCAGGGCGTTCAAGGACCACAAGGTGTACAAGGTGTTACTGGTGTTGTTGGAGCACAAGGTGCGGCCGGAGCACAAGGTGTACAAGGTGTACAGGGAGCACAAGGTTCACAAGGTGTTCAAGGTCCACAAGGTGTTCAAGGGTCTGCTGGTGTATCAGGGGTTGTTGGAGTTTCAGGTGCTCAAGGTCCACAAGGCAGACAGGGAGCACAAGGTCCACAAGGTGTTCAAGGTGCGGCCGGAGCACAGGGTGCATCGGGGGTTGCTGGTGTTCAAGGCGTTGCAGGAGCTCAAGGTCCACAAGGTAGACAAGGCGCACAAGGTTTAGGTGCTCAGGGTCCAGCGGGCGTACAGGGACCAGCTGGAGCGCAAGGTGTTGCTGGAGCGCAAGGTGTACAAGGAATTGTTGGAGCACAAGGTGTACAAGGCGCTCAGGGTCCAGCCGGTATCACTGGAGCACAAGGAATTGTTGGAGCACAAGGTGTACAAGGCGCTCAGGGTCCACAAGGTGTACAAGGAGTTCAGGGCGCAGCTGGTGTTGTAGGAGCACAGGGCGTTCAGGGTATTCAGGGTGTACAAGGTGTATTAGGTAGACAAGGACCACAAGGCGTGGCTGGTGTTGCAGGAGCACAGGGTGTTGCAGGAGCACAAGGTCCACAAGGCGCTCAAGGTAGACAAGGTGTGCAAGGCGCTCAAGGACCGGCTGGTGTTGCAGGTGTACAAGGTAGACAAGGTGTGCAAGGTACTTCTGGAGCAGGTGTACAAGGGGCGCAGGGTGTACAAGGACCAGCTGGAGCGCAAGGTGTTGCAGGAGCACAGGGTTCTTCTAGTACACTTCAAACATCAGTATCTTCATTGGGTGTTGGAACTCCAGCATCAGGTGTTGCCGGTGAAATAAGAGCAACTAATCAAATTACTGCATTTTATTCCGATATTAGGTTAAAAGATAATATAGAAACTATTAAAAATGCTGGTGAAAAATTATATACATTGAACGGTGTTATCTATACACAAAATAAATTGGCAGAAACTTACGGATACCTAAATTATAATAAACAAGTAGGTTTGATAGCACAGGAAGTACAAAAAATCATACCAGAAGCAGTATCCAAAGCACCTTTTGATACAGACGAAAAAGGAAACAGTATAAGTGGTATGAATTACTTAACTATCCATTATGAAAAAATAATACCATTGATAATAGAAACTATAAAAGAACAACAAAAAGAAATAGAATCCATTAAAAAAGACATGAAGTAACATGACATATTCGACTTTTACAATCAAAAATGGTTTATCTATTGGTGCAAACAATGTTATTGCAGCAAATGGTGTTTGGATAGGCATACCTCCAAATTATACTGGTGCTCAAGGTCCAGCTGGTGTACAAGGACCACAAGGTGTACAAGGCGTTGCTGGTGTTCAAGGTCCAGCAGGTGTACAAGGCGCTCAAGGCGTTGCAGGTGTACAGGGTTCGGTTGGTGCTCAAGGCGTTGCGGGTGTTGTTGGTTCAGGTGGAGGAATTGGTACACAAGGCGCTCAAGGCGTACAAGGTCCACAGGGACGGCAAGGTGTTGCAGGAGCACAAGGAGCTCAAGGTGTTATAGGTGCTCAAGGGGCAACTAGTTCTGGTGTTCAGGGTTCACCGGGAGCACAAGGTGTACAAGGACCACAAGGTGTCGCAGGAGCACAAGGTCCACAAGGCGCTCAGGGTGCGGCAGGGTCAGGTAGTGCTGGTATACAGGGTGCTCAAGGTGTTGCTGGTGTACAAGGTCCACAAGGTCCACAAGGTAGACAAGGAGTACAAGGCGCTCAAGGTGTAATTGGTTCTAGTGTTGCTGGTGTACAAGGAACTGCTGGCGCACAAGGTGTTCAAGGGGCGGCCGGAGCTCAAGGTAGACAAGGTGTGCAAGGTGTGCAAGGTGCAACAGGTACTAGTGTTGCAGGTACTCAAGGTTCTGCCGGAGCGCAAGGTGTCGCAGGAACGCAAGGTGTTGCTGGCGTACAAGGCGCACAGGGTGTACAAGGCGCAACTGGTTCTAGTGTTTCTGGTACTCAAGGTCCAGCTGGAGTACAAGGTGTTGCTGGTGTACAAGGCGCACAGGGTCCACAAGGTAGACAAGGCGTTCAAGGTGCAACAGGTACTAGTGTTGCTGGTGCTCAAGGTCCAGCAGGTGTACAAGGAGTTCAAGGTGTGCAGGGAGCACAAGGTGCAGCAGGATCACAAGGCGTTCAAGGTGCAACAGGTACTAGTGCTGCGGGTGTTCAAGGTACTGTTGGAGCACAAGGTAGACAAGGACCACAAGGTGTTCAGGGTACACCAGGAGCACAGGGATCACAAGGTCCACAAGGTACTAGTGTTGCTGGTGTTCAAGGTGTGGCAGGCGCCCAAGGTCCACAAGGCAGACAGGGTGTACAAGGAGCACAAGGTGTTGGAGCACAAGGTGTTGCTGGTATTTCAGGCGCTCAAGGTATACAAGGTCCACAAGGCAGACAGGGAGCACAAGGCCCACAAGGCGCATTAGGAGCACAAGGAGTTGCAGGAGCAGCGGGTGTTCAAGGTAGTGTTGCAGGAGCACAAGGTAGACAAGGAGTACAAGGCGCTCAAGGCGCTCAAGGAATACAGGGTTCCCAAGGCGCACAGGGCGCTCAAGGTCCACAAGGTATACAGGGACTAGCGACACCAGGAGCACAAGGAGCACAAGGAGTGGCGGGTACTCAAGGTCCACAAGGTATACAAGGTCCACAAGGAGCACAGGGTTCACCAGGAGCACAAGGTATTAATGTAAGTGGAGCACAAGGAGCACAAGGTGCGGCGGGAGTACAAGGAGTTCAAGGACAATCAGGGGCCGCCAGTGTTGCAATAACACAAGTTAATTCTTTGGGTGTAAATACTGCCGCTTCAGGAGTTCAAGGACAAATAAGAGCCACTGGTACTATAACGTCTTTTTATTCTGATATTAGACTCAAAACAATATTAAATAATATAAACAATGCGTTAGAAAAATTAGATAAATTGCATGGTGTTTATTACGAACAAAACGATTTAGCAAAACAGTTCGGATATAACTACGATAACGAACGACAAATTGGTGTTATAGCACAAGAAATAAAATCAGTATTACCCGAAGCAGTAAAAATTGCACCATTTGATGCAGATGAATATGGAGAAAGTATATCAGGTGAGGATTATTTAACCGTACTATATAGTAGGGTAGTACCATTATTGGTAGAAGCGTTAAAGGAACAGAAAGAACAAATTGACTATATTAAATCAAAACTATGATTTAATATTACCTCAGAGATATGATTTATGATTTTGACACGTTACGATGATCCATTTGAATATTTTATTATTGATGATTTTTTAAATGTTGAAGAGGCTATAACTCTTTCAAACGAGTTTATAGATTTTAATTCTCCAGACTGGTTTACATACGATAACCCACTTGAAGTCAAAAAAACATTAAATAATTGGTATCATTTCCCATCCAATACATATAAATTCTTTAATTATTTAAATTCAGTAGAGTTTTTAAATAAGATAAAATCAATAACCAATTTTGATGATTTACATTTAGATACCGGATTACATGGTGCTGGGTGGCATATTCATGGAAATGGTGGCAAATTAAATGTTCACTTGGATTATTCGATACATCCAAAATTAAACTTACAAAGAAAATTCAATTTTATTCTATACCTTTCGCAAGATTGGAATTCGGAATGGGGTGGTAATTTAGAATTTTGGTCACATAATGAAGAATCCAAAACACCCAAAGAAAAAAGAGCAGTTATAGAATGTAAGTTTAATAGGGTTGTATTATTTGATGCATCTAAAAATTCATGGCATGGATTTAACGACCCTATCAATTGTCCAGAAAATATCTATAGAAAAAGTATAGCATCATATTATCTGACTACACCTTCTTCAGAAATAGAAAATAGAAAACGAGCATTATACAGCCCATCCAAACAACAAATAAACGATATATCAGTTCTTAATTTTATAGAAAACAGGAAAAATTTACAATGAGTTGTTATGATAAAATAATCAATATATTGGACACATATGGGTGGAGTAATCAATCCCATTATTTGGGTACAGATAAAAATTCCGTTCACTCATATTGCGAAGTGTATGGCAAATACCTGAATGATTTATTAGATAAGTCTGGTAATATGTTAGAAATAGGAACCAAAACAGGTGGTTCCGCTGTCTTATGGAATAAACTTTTACCCAATTTCAATATTTGTTTATTGGATAAACAAAATATATTAGAACAAGACAATAAAAACAGGTTAGATTTAAGTAAAATTAATTATATAACTCATGTGCGGGGTGCGTATGAAGAACCAACTAGGGATGAAATTAAAAATCTATACCCTGAAAAGTTTGATTTTATCACAGAAGATGGTTCTCATGAATTAGAGGATCAAATTCGTTCTATTGATTTATATTTACCGTTATTAAAACCAGGTGGTATAATGGTAATCGAAGATATACAACAAATCGAAGATGTAGAAGTATTATTAAAAACAATTCCAGCTGGTCATACTTATGAATATTTCGACCTACGACATGTAAAAAGCAGATATGATGATATTATATTAGTCATTAAAAAGGATAACGTAAAAACAAATCTAGTCAATAAAAAGACTAAAATTGTAATGATTTCTATGTTCAAAAATGAATCTACCACTATAGGTCGAATGTTAGAATCATGTTATCAATATATTGATTATTATGTTTTACAAAATAATGGTTCAACTGATGGTACAGAATTAGTTGTAGAAAACTTTTTTAAAGATAAAGACATTCCTGGTTTTGTATATAATGTAGAAGAAGGGTGGGTAGGGTTTGGTTGGAATAGAGACCATTTACTCCAAACTTGTCAGAAAACCGACCATGATTGTGATTGGATTTTAAAAATGGATTGCGATGAAGTTTTGGAAGTAGATGATGATTTCGATTGGAGTCTATTGGATGACACTACTATTCAATCATTCCATATACCAGCAGTTAGTGGAACATGCATATATCATAGAGCATGGATGTGGAATGCAAAACTACCTTGGAGTTTTAATCATGATACTTGTCATGAAACTATTAGATGTGATATAGATGGTGTAGGTGAACAATTTACTAGGTTTGATTTACCCAAATCATTTAGACAAGTTGGTTATAATGAGGGACAAAGTTGGACGGTTCCAACCAAGTTTATTTCTGATGCATTAATTCTCGAAGAAAAAATGATAAAAGAAAAAACTATGTTATCTGATATGTATCATTTTTGGTACATAGGTAAAAGTTACATGGATGCATTTCCTTCTGATGCATTATATTTGGGAGAGTCCCATAATAAAGAATATGCCAGAAGATGTTTGTATTATTTCCAAGAATATTTGAATCATTGTGATAACTATAAAAACCCAAGTTTTATAGATGAAACCATCTATATCACTTTAATTTTTATGGCTGAAATTTATACTTATTTGGGTCAACAAGAGGAATCAATAGACTACTATAAACAATCCGAAAAATTTGCACCAGGAAGAAACGATCATTTATTTGGGTTAGCGTATGCATATGAACGGAAAGGTGATTATGAACAAATGTTAAATTGCACCACTATTATGATGCAACCAGAAAGAGTTAACCCATTTCCAAATTATGTTAATTTCATAAACACCTCGATGTATCATGACGAAGGAGACAGAGTACAAAACATACACGAATTAGCCAAAAGAAAATATAAAGAACAGAAATTAACCAATAAACCTTTACCTTTTTACATAAACAAAAGTCAAAGTAAAAAATTATTCGTTGTTGATAACTTCTATTCTAACCCTGATGAAGTCAGAGATTATGCGCTTAATGTGGAATACATTGAAGATTTGAGATGGTATAAGGGTTTGAGGTCTAGTGTACCATATCGTCCCAATGGAATTAAAGAAGTATTTGAATCTATAATTGGAGAAAAAATAACTGCATTTACTGAACATTGTTATAATGGTTGTTTTCAAATATGTAAATCAGAAGATAGACAAGTTTACCATTATGATTTACAAAAATGGGCAGCTATGATTTATCTAACTCCAGATGCTCCTTTAGTAAGTGGCACTAGGTTACACAAATCAAAAATAAATGGAGCGAGACATATTCTAGATGCAAACGTTGACGAATCATTTAATGGTAATTTCTATGACAGTACAAAGTTTGATATAGTTGATTCAGTGGGTAATATATACAACAGACTGGTTATTATGGATGCACAATCCATACATTCAGCTGGTCCATATTTCGGTTCTAATAAAACAGATAGCAGATTAACACATTTATTTTTCTTTGATTAATTATGAATGAATTAAAATTTAGTTTGATAACACCAGAACACGATCCTGGTAATATTCCTTTTTTGAATGAGTTGTTTGATTGTATCTTAAATCAAACATATGACAATTGGGAATGGGTAATATTGGTAAACAATAAATGTAAATTTACCCATATCCCACATGACATTCTATATCACGAAAAAGTTAAAGTATATAGAATGGACGAACCAAACTCAAACATAGGTCATGTGAAAAATAATGCTTTCAATCTAGGAACTGGAGACATTCTAGTAGAAATAGATCATGATGATTTAATAACACCCGATTGTTTAGAAAAATTATTAGAAGCATTCCAAGACTCAAAGATTGGTTTTGTATATAGTGATAATGCTTCATTACACATGGATGGTGACTTTATTCCATATGGTGAAGAATATGGATGGTCATATAAACACTTTAATTGGAAGGGTAATAAACTCATTACTATGAACAGTTTTAAACCAACTAGTCATAGTTTAGGTTTTATTTGGTATGCACCCGACCATGTAAGAGCATGGAGGACTTCAGTTTATAAAGAAATAGGTGGCCATAATAAAGAATTATCAATTTGTGATGATCACGAATTATGTATTAGAACATATCTCCACACTAAAATGAAACACATTCCTGAAGTTCTATACATCTATAGAATAACCGGAGATAATACTTGGTTGGAAAGAAATCAATCAATACAAACTAAAACAAGAGAATTATTCAATCAATATGCACAACAACTGGCAGAAAAAGATGCAGAAGAAAAGGGGTTGTTGAAAGTAGATTTGGGTGGTGGTATTAATCGGTACAAAGATTATACCACAATAGACCAAAGTGAAAATGCGGATATTACTTGTGACTTAAACAATGGTATACCATTAGAGGACAATAGTGTAGGTGTTATTAATGCAAGTCATGTTATCGAACACCTCAAAGACCCGATAAAAACTATGAAAGAAATACATAGAGTATTGTGTCATGGTGGTTGGGTATTTATTGAAGTTCCGAGTACAGATGGAAGGGGAGCATTCCAAGACCCTACTCATGTAAGTTTCTGGAATGAAAATAGTTTCCTTTATTATACGGATGCCTATTTGGCACAGTTCATAAACAATAAAGAAATTCGTTTTCAAGAATATAGACGAGATACTTGGTTTCCTAACGAGTGGTTAAAAAATATGAATGTATGTGTTACATCTGCGTGGATGGTTGCAATAAAAACAGATGAAAGGTTGCCAGGATTACTAAAAATATAAAATAAACAAATCTCCTATTGATATTATAAATAGTATATTATTAGGAGATATTCCATGGCATCAATCACCAACAGACAACAATTTGCATTCTATTGTCTAAGAAGACTGGGTTTTCCAGTAATTGATATTAACGTAGATGAAGATCAAGTTCAAGATCGTATAGACGACGCTCTGCAATATTGGCAGGATTATCACTTCGATGGTCTACAAAAGATATATTACGTCAAAAGAATAACTCAAGAAGATATAGATCAAAAATATATTAACCTTTGTGGTGTAACCGATGCATCAAATAATTGTTTGGAAATTACAGGTGTAACTAGAATATTTCCAATACAAGATTCTCAAGCAACTATTAATATGTTCGACTTGAGATACCAATTACGTCTAAACGAATTATATGACTTTACATCTGCGTCTTATATTAATTATACATTAACACAACAACACCTTCGTTCTCTAGAATTATTATTTACTGGTGAAGTCCCTATTCGTTACCAAAGACATATGCAGAGGTTGTATATAGATTGGGGATGGGGTGCATCCCAAGCTCCAGTAGGAACAGTAGTTGTTGCGGAATGTTATGCATTAATAGACCCAACAGTTTATGGTAAAGTTTGGAATGATAGATGGTTAAAAGAATATGCAACTGCCCTGATTAAAAGAACTTGGGGTAATAACATGAAGAAATTTGGTGGTATACAATTACCGGGTGGTGTTACACTGAACGGAAAAGAAATATACGATGAAGCCACTGAAGAAATAAAACTATTAGAACAAGAAATGGCCACAGAGTATTTTGCTCCATTAGAATGGTTCATGAATTAAAACATGTCAACTACTAATCACTATTTTAATAATTATGGCGCTATAGGCGAACAGCGTCTAGTTGAAGATTTAATAGTGGAATCTATTAAAATAATGGGGTTCACTGCCTATTATATTCCTATATCAAATCCACAGGAAAGAGATATTCTATATGGTGAAGACCCATTGAAGAAATTCAATTCAGCATTCCCAATAGAAATGTATCTTTCTAGTGCATTACAATATGGTGGTGATAGAGACTTCTTCTCTAAATTTGGTTTAGAAGTTCGAAATGAAGCCAGTGTTATAGTTTCAAAAAGAAGTTATGCACAAAGAGTACCACAAACTGCAACACAAAATAGACCGCGTGAAGGGGATTTAGTTTATATACCAGTAATCAATGGTGTAGGTAACTTGTTTGAAATTACTTTCACAGACCACACCAAAGACTTCTTCATGTTAGGAAGAAGAGCGCCTTATTTCTATGAGTTGAAACTAGAACAGTATCGTTTCTCTCAAGAAGTTATCGATACTGGTGTTGATGAAATTGATTCGGTTGTTCAAGATGCAGCATATACTGTTGATTTACATATGAATACCGGATCAGGAAATTACCAATTCAGAGAAATAGTATTCCAATCTCCAGATGGAACTTTTGCAAATTCAACAACTTCTGCACAAGTTCAGAAGTGGAATGCACCAACCAAAATCCTATCTGTAACTTATATCAGAGGTGAATTTGCAGATGGTAATAATATAATAGGTCAAACATCAGGTGCAAATTGGACTTTAACTTCATATAATCAATTAGAAATTGATGTAAAGAACGACAGTTATGATAACAATTTCATTAATATGCAAGGTGGTGGTTTAACCGATACGTCAGAAACCAACCCATTTGGTGAAATCTAATGGCAAATATAATACACAATAATATCATTAGAAAAATTACATTGGCATTTGGTAATATTTTTAGTCAAATTCCACTTGTTAGGTATAATGAAAATTCAGAGGAAGTAGAAAGGTACATAGTATCAATAATTTATGCTTCCAAAGAACAGTATGCTCATAGGTTAATGGATGACCCAGAACTAGACACCAGGGTTCAAATTGTTATTCCATCTCTTTCATATGAAATGATGGGTATGACTTATGATGCTTCCAGAAAACAAAATACTAATGTAAAAAACTACAATCAAAGTGCTGATGGTTTGTTTTCTCAATTCAACCCTGTTCCTTATAATTTTGATTTCGATTTAAGTTTATATTCCAGAACTTTTGAAGATGCACATCAAATCGTAGAACACATCCTTTCTTATTTTGCACCAGATTATACAATCAAAGTTAACCTAGTTCCACAAATGGGAATAGTTAAGGAACTACCTATTCTATTGAATTCAGTAGATAGAGATGTAGAGTACGAGGGTGATAGAGAAGCAACATCAAGAAGAATTATATTTACATTTCATTTTACTGTAAAAGGATTTATATTTGGTAAAATTACTGACGTTTCTAATAAATTAATTACACACAGCATAACCAACATATATAATACCCTAGAATCGGATAATTCATATATTTTTGATTTAAACCCTACTGGTTCTGGTAATTATAAAATAGGAGAAATAGTTTATCAGGGTTTTTCTCGCGCAACAGCTACATCATCTGCTGAAGTTATTGCATATAATAACACATATAAAACATTACAATTAAAAGATTTACAAGGAAATTTTGTTTCTAATTTACCTATTATTGGTTCTAAATCTCTAGCGAAATACACATTTACTTCATATACACCAACATCAAATACCAAAGCATCCACTATAGATGTAAGGGTTAATCCAGTTGGTGCTAATGTTTCTAGTAATTGGACAGCAAACACAATCATAACAAATTATTCTTAACAGTGAGTTAATATGGATACAATTGAAAAAACAATGGAAAGTATATTTGAGTCAGTCCCTTTGGCAAAATCTAATAAAGCAATAATAGAAGCCAAAAAGGATTTACCTGATATTATTCCAAATACAGATTTAACACAAGACCTTGCAGACGCATACGAACAAACTAAAGATAACCTGCAAGAGTTAATCGGTCAAGGGATGGAAGCAATGGAGGAAATCCTTGCTATTGCCAAGGAAGGCCAACATCCACGAGCTTTCGAAGTATACGGAAGTTTATTAAAGAATGTTGTTGATGCTAATAAAGAACTATTAGCAGTACAGAAACAAATGCGTGATATGGACAATAATAAAAACAAAGGTGGAAATACCACAATTGATAAAGCGGTATTTGTTGGGACACCATCAGATTTGAATAAACTATTAAGGGGTGAAGAACTTGGCTCTTAAACATAAACATCATATTATCCCAAAACATATGGGAGGGAATGATGATCCAACTAATATTATAGAACTTACTGTAGAAGAACACGCAGAAGAGCATAGAAAATTATACGAACAACATGGTAAATGGCAGGACTTCATTGCATGGAAAGGTCTAGAAGGTCGTATAGGTAAAGAAGAAATAGAAAGATTAATACACATCCAGAATGGATTATCTCGAAGAGGTATCCCCCAAACACCAGAACATATAGAAAAACGAATATGTAAAATACGAGGCGAGAATAATGGTATGTTTGGACGGGTGGGTGATTTAAATCCCATGTATGGAAAAGTTGGTGAATTATCACCACATTTTGGAAAAAAACACTCAAATGAAACTTGTAAGAAAAAAAGTATTGCATTAAAAAATATTTCTTATGAAGAATTACATGGTGTAGAGAAAGCTGCGGAATTAAAAAAGAAACTAAGTGTTCCAAAGTCAGAAGAACATAAATCAAAATTAAGAAAACCAAAACCAAAAGTTGTAACTAGAATATGTGATAAAAGGTTAATGCCATTATCCAATTTTATGTGGTGGAATAAGAGACAATAAAATGGCATTATTACCAGAAAATTCATATCGTGATAACCCACTTTTACGAAAAACTGGGGTTAATCTAAATTATACACAACAACAACTAGAAGAATACTCTAGGTGTTCCCGTGACCCTGTTTATTTTGCAATGAATTATGTAACCATCATCAATGTCGATGAGGGGTTAATTAAATTTAAAATGTGGGAATTCCAAAAAGATATGATAAATGTCTTTAAGGATAATCGTTTTGTTATAACCAAATGTCCTAGACAGGTAGGTAAAACAACCACAACTGTTGCATATATGTTGTGGTTAACCATATTTCACGATCAACAGAATGTTGCTATTCTTGCCAATAAGGGCCAAAACGCAAGAGATATTTTAGGTAAGTACCAACTAGCATACGAAAACTTACCTGAATGGTTACAACAAGGTGTAGATACTTGGAATAAAGGTACTGTAGTTTTAGAAAATAAATCAAAGATTATTGCTGCATCTACTTCTTCTGCTGCTATTCGTGGTGGTTCATTCAACCTTGTATTCCTCGATGAGTTTGCATTCGTACCTAATAACATTGCAAATGAATTCTTTACCTCAGTATATCCCGTTATTTCATCTGGTAAAAAAACCAAAATCATTATAGTTTCTACACCAAATGGTATGAATCTATTCTATAAATTATGGATGGATTCGGTAGAGAAACGAAACAACTATACTCCATTCGAAATCCACTGGTCAATGGTTCCAGGTAGAGATGAAGCATGGAAAGAAGAAACTATTCGAAATACTTCTGAAAGACAATTCTCACAGGAATTTGAAACTCACTTCTTGGGGAGTACTAATACTCTTATTTCTGGTTTGAAACTGCAACAATTAACTTACCGCGATCCTATATCAGAACACGATGGGTTGAGAATATTTGAACACCCAATCAAAGTAGATGGGGATGAAATTAAAAAAGACCAACTATATTGTATCACAGTGGATGTTTCAGAAGGAAGAAATATGGACTCTTCCGCCTTCTCTGTATTCAATATATCAGAAACACCATATAGGCAAGTTGCGTGTTGGAATAATCCAGTAGTGTCTCCATTACTACTTCCAACATATGTGTATAATGCAGCCAAGTATTATAACGATGCATACATACTTGTAGAAATAAATAACAATCCAACTGTGGCAGAATTATTGCATATGGATTTTGAATACGAAAACTTATTAAAGGTATTCACAGGTAATAAAAAACCACAACAATTATCTGCTGGTTTTGCCCGTGGTATTCAATTAGGGTTAAAAATGTCACCCCAAGTAAAAAAGATTGGGTGTGCCAATCTTAAGACTTTAGTTGAAGGTGATAAATTAATTATCAACGACTTCAATACTTATTCGGAATACACCACATTTGTTGCGAATAAAGCATCATTTGCGGCAGAGGAAGGAACCAATGATGATTTGGTAATGACACATGTATTGTTTGCATGGGCGACCACTCAAAAATACTTCAGGGAAATCGTTAGTCATGATTTAAGAAAACAGTTGCAACTTGAATCAATGAACCAAGAAAATGACGATGTGTTACCAGCACCTATTATTGATGACGGATTAGATAACCCATATTTCATGGAAGATGGTGATTTGTGGCAATTGGCAGACAAAGAAGGTTCATACTTTGAATTTATGAGCAATCGTATGTTGCGAATGTAAAAACAATATAAGATAAATATCGATATGGTATTTTCTATTACCAAAAAAACCTATAATATTTAAGGAGATAAAAATGGGATTTCAACTTTCTCCCGGCGTAAATGTATCCGAAATCGATTTAACGACTGTCGTACCTTCGGTTCTTACTACTGCTGGTGCTTTCGCTGGAACATTTAAATGGGGTCCAGCCAATCAAGTCGTTCTTGTAGATAGTGAAATTACACTGTCTAAAACTTTCGGCACTCCAGATTCAAATTCAGCAGTTTCATTCTTTACTGCTGCAAATTTCTTGTCTTACGGTAATAACCTAAGTTTAGTTCGTGCAGTTGGTCAGAATTCTTATAATGCAGATTCAAATACATTGAATAATATTCAAATCACTAATAGTGAAGTATTTGAATATTCTTATATGAATGGTGCTTCGAATCAATATGGACCATTTGTTGCGAGATATCCAGGTGCGTTAGGTAACTCTTTATCTGTTACAGTTATTGATACCGGAAATACTACATTATCTACTATTTTCACTACCGCGCCAGGAACTTCTGAAGCTGCAACTGCGGCAGGTGGAGCAAATGACGAAATTCATATTGCAGTTATAGATGCTGGTGGTCTTTTCTCTGGTACAAAAGGAACAGTACTTGAATCATTCCCATTTGTTTCTAAAGCAATTAACGCAAAAAATGTAAACGACGGTTCTACTAATTACTACAAACAAGTAATATTGAACAATTCTAAGTACATCTATGCAATAGACCCTTCAGATTATGCAAATACTAATGCAACTTGGGGTACTACCTTAAGCACCAATTTCGCAAAGATTTCTCCAACTTCTATATCATACAGTTTATCTGGTGGTACAGACCAAGTACCAAGTGATGCAAACACTTCTTCTGCATTTAGTATTTTCTCTAATAAAGAAACTTATGATATTTCTCTGTTATTAACCGGTAATATAAGTACAACTTTACAGGGTTCAGTAATTGATATTGCTGGAACCAGAAAGGATTGTGTTGCATTTGTTTCTCCACCATATTCTGCTGTAGTCAATAATTCAGGAAGTGAATCTTCCTCTATTTCGACTTGGGTAAAAACAACCCTTAATAAATCATCATCTTATGCGGTTGCAGATAGTGGATGGAAATACCAGTTCGATGTTTATAATAATGTTTATCGTTGGATTCCATTGAATGGTGATATTGCAGGTCTTTGTGTTAATACTGATAATGTCAGAGACCCTTGGTATTCTCCTGCTGGGTTCAATCGTGGTGCAATCAAGAATGCGGTTAAATTAGCATGGAATCCAAATAAAACCGACCGCGATACAATATATGCGGCAGGTGTTAACCCTGTAGTTTCATTCCCAGGACAGGGTATTGTACTGTATGGTGATAAAACTCTACAATTTAAACCATCTGCATTTGATCGTATTAATGTTCGTAGATTGTTTATTGTTCTTGAAAAATCAATTGCACAAGCAGCACAATCATCATTATTTGAATTTAATGATGAATTTACACGCGCTCAATTTGTTGCATTAGTAACTCCATTTTTACGCGATGTACAAGGTCGTCGTGGTATTACTGATTTCAAGGTGGTATGTGACACAACCAATAATACTGCACAGGTTATTGACAGCAACCAGTTTGTCGGTGATATATACATTAAACCAGCTCGTTCAATTAACTTCATTCAGTTGAACTTCGTTGCAGTTGGCACTAGTGTAGAATTTACAACTGTCGTTGGTGCGTTTTAATAAATAAGATAATAATAGGAGATTAAAATGGCATTTAACGTAAACAGTTTTAGATCACAAATGATTGGGGACGGAGCTCGTCCCAATCTATTTGAAGTAACATTAGTGTTACCGTCATATGTGACTGGTGCTACGGAAGCAAGTCAAAAACTAACGTTTATGGCAAAAGCAGCACAGTTACCGGGTTCATCCATTGGGTCAGTTCCAGTTTATTATTTTGGTCGTGAATTAAAATTTGCTGGTAACAGAACATACGCTGATTGGACATTACAGATTATAAATGATGAAGATTTCATTATTCGTAATTCAATGGAAAATTGGATAAACAGTATCAACAATAACGTTGAAAATAAAAGAGCAGAAAACGCTAAACAACCATCTGGTTATTCTGTTGATGCTACAGTAACCCAATATGTAAAATCTGGGGGAGAAGCCAAAAAATATACTTTTGTTGGAATGTTTCCTTTAGATATTGCACCGATTGACCTTGATTGGGGTTCAAATGATACTATCGAAGAATTCTCGATAACATTTGCATACCAATACTGGACTTCGGCTACCTAATAATATGCAATACATGGAGGGCTCCGGCCCTCCATCCTTTTGAGTAAAAAAACAAATATGGCACAATTAAATAAATTTTCACTTTTTGGTTTTACGATTGCTCGTGATCAAACCGATAAAGAAAAGTTAAATCAACAATCGTTTACCCCACCGCAAAATGATGATGGTGCGCTTACCATTACTTCGGCGGCATACTATGGTACATATGTAGACCTAGATGGTACTGCAAAAAACGAAGTAGAATTAATATCTCGTTATCGTGAAATGGCAATGCAACCTGAAATTGAATCTGCTATTGATGATATCATTAATGAAGCCATTTGTCAAGATGATGATGGTACAACAATTAAGATTGTTCTTGATAAACTGAAACAACCAGAAAAAATCAAGAATGCAATCAAACAAGAATTCGATACTATCCTGAGATTGTTTAATTACAACAATATGGCTCAGGATATTTTCCGCAGATATTATGTGGATGGTAGAATGTACTACCATATTATCGTAGATAAAGAAAACCCACTAGACGGTATCAAAGAACTTCGTTATATCGATCCAAGAAAACTTCGCAAGGTTCGTGAAATCAAAAAAAGAAAAGATGCGCGTACTGGTGTAGAAATTATGGATGTTGTAAATGAATATTATATTTACAACGATAAAGTAGTTACCGGTTCTTCATCTAATTATGGTCCGGTTGGTGTTCGTATCACTACAGATTCTATTATATCTGTAGTATCTGGTCTAATGGATTCCCGT